CGAGCGCGAACACCGTATCGTCTACGGCACTTACCGGAGACCTTAACGTAGGCTCTAACAGCGGCGCGGTAAACATCGGCGACGTGTCGGGAACGGCAACTTTCGGCGACGCACAAGCCGATGTCACAGCGACAGGCACACTCGGCGCGCTCGACGCCACACTCAACGGAGGCAACCTCAGCGCGGCGACAGTAAGCGGAGCGACGACCGTAAACGGAACAGGCAACGCTACAATCGCGAGCGCGAACACCGTATCGTCTACGGCACTTACCGGAGACCTTAACGTAGGCTCTAACAGCGGCGCGGTAAACATCGGCGACGTGTCGGGAACGGCAACCTTCGGCGACGCGCAGGCCGACATCACGGCGACAGGCACACTCGGCGCGCTCGACGCCACACTCAACGGAGGCAACCTCAGCGCGGCGACAGTAAGCGGAGCGACAACCGTAAACGGAACAGGCAACGCTACAATTACAAGCGCGAACACCGTATCGTCTACGGCACTTACCGGAGACCTTAACGTAGGCTCTAACAGCGGCGCGGTAAACATCGGCGACGTGTCCGGAACGGCAACCTTCGGCGACGCGCAGGCCGACATCACGGCGACAGGCACACTCGGCGCGCTCGACGCCACGCTCAACGGAGGCAACCTCAGCGCGGCGACAGTAAGCGGAGCGACGACCGTAAACGGAACAGGCAACGCTACAATTACAAGCGCGAACACCGTATCGTCTACGGCACTTACCGGAGACCTTAACGTAGGCTCTAACAGCGGCGCGGTAAACATCGGCGACGTGTCGGGAACGGCAACCTTCGGCGACGCACAAGCCGATGTCACAGCGACAGGCACACTCGGCGCGCTCGACGCCACACTCAACGGAGGCAACCTCAGCGCGGCGACAGTAAGCGGAGCGACAACCGTAAACGGAACAGGCAACGCTACAATTACAAGCGCGAACACCGTATCGTCTACGGCACTTACCGGAGACCTTAACGTAGGCTCTAACAGCGGCGCGGTAAACATCGGCGACGTGTCGGGAACGGCAACCTTCGGCGACGCGCAGGCCGACGTCACAGCGACAGGCACACTCGGCGCGCTCGACGCCACGCTCAACGGCGGCAACCTCAGCGCAGCGACGGTAAGCGGAGCGACGACCGTAAACGGAACAGGCAACGCTACAATCGCGAGCGCAAACACCGTGTCTTCTACGGCACTCACTGGCGACCTGACCATAGGCTCGGCTACCGGCGACACCAATGTCGGCACGGTTAGCGGCAAGCTTTCCGTTTCGAACTCCGCGGGAAATGTAACCGTAACGGGAAATGTCGGCACAGCCGAACTTAGAAACGTTCAGGATGTCGATATAAACTCCGCGACGGTCACCGATATAGACGGGGCAAACGATGTCAATATCGGATCTACGGGCTCTCTCGGCGTGCAAAATGCCGCCTCCCTTTCGGTTGCGACGACGGGCAATGTGGTTGTAAGCGACATGACGGGAGACCTATCCTTCGACAACATAAACGGAACTCTCGACGCCCAAAGAATCGGCGGCGAAGTGAAAGTGACCGACACCGTAACGGGAAATGCGCTCGTTGACACTGCGGGAAGCGTGGACATTGCGAACGCAAATTCCGACGTATCCGCGAAAAACATTGCGGGCGACGTGAAAATCGACAATGTGGCGGGCGCCGCGACGCTCGAAAAAATCGGCGGAAACGTTACAAGCGCGACCAGCCTCGGCTCGCTCGACGCCTCGAACGTAACCGGCTCGATTACGGCGAAAGACGTGGCAGGCACAATAAAAGCGCGCGGCATCGCAGACATATCCGCCGAAACCGCGGCAAGCCTCGACATCGACGGAGCCGGCAATGTGGATGTTTCCACTGTAAACGGAACGACGAACGTCGCCAACGCGACAGGCCTTGACATCGTTTCCGCCAACGGGAACGTGCGCGCCGACGCAATCAACGGCGACATCAATCTCGGCACGGTGGGCGGAAAGGTCGATTTGTCGCGCACCACTGGCGGCGCGGTATCGGTCGGAAGTGTAAACGGCAACTTTACAGCCGAAGAATCTGAAAGTTCGATAACCGTGAATACGGTGTCGGGCAACATGAAACTTACGGATGTATCCGATGTCGCCGTAACCGGAAAAATCGACGGCAAACTTACCGCCAACGGAGCGGGCGACATATCCGCGGAAACCGTAGAGGGAATATCGAGCGTAACCGATGCGGCAAGCCTGAAAATAACGGCAGCCAACGGCGACGTAACCGCAAATTCCGTTGCAGGCGCGGTTGACATAACCGATCTCGACGGCTCGGCAGACATCAAAAAGGCAGGCAGCCTGAAAATCGGCAGCGCGACGGGCACGGTGGACGCCTCGAAAATCTCGGGGAAAGCCGAAATCGGCTCCGCCTCCGCAGTTGATATAAACACGGCCGACAGCGTTGTCGCCGACAACGTTACAAACGGGTTGGTCGTAAAGAGCATAAACGGAACGGTTGAAAGCTCAGGAACACTTGGTAGTTTCGACGCAACCGACGTCGGCGGGGCAACAACCCTCAACGACGTAAGCGGACGCATAAAGGCGACGGATGTTTCGGACTTGTCGGCAAATTCCGCGGGTTCGCTTAGCATAAACGGCGCGGGCAACGTCCAAGTGGCGACGGTGAACGGCATCGGCGACGTAAGCGGCGCGGCAAGCCTCGACATAACGACCGCCAACGGCGACATAACCGCAAATACAATCGCGGGCGACGTTAGACTGGCGAAGGGAACCAACCTCACGGTAAACGGCGCGGGCGGAAACGTAAGCGCGGACGACATATCCGGCAAACTTAGGGCAAGCGATATAGACGGCGGCATAACAAGCTCGATAAATCTCGGCTCTCTCGACGCGACGACGGTCGGCGGCGATATATCTGTTGCCGCTGTGCAGAACGAGCTGAAAGTCGACGACGTCAAAAACGTATCGGCTTCGGGCACGGTAGGCAGCGTAAACGCCAAAAACGCGGGCAACCTCTCGTTCGCCGACGTAACGAACCAGCTGGAGGCCTCCAATACGGGCAATATCGCCGCAACGGGCAAAATAGGCTCCCTCGATGCAAAATCCGCAGGCGACATCTCGATTGAAGAAGTCGGCGGAGTCGCCTCGGTGATAGACGCCAAGAGCCTGTCGATAACGACCGCGGGAAGCGAGGTTACCGCAAAGAATATAGCGGGCAACGTGGAAATCGAGAACGGATCCGATTTGATTGTGCGCGACGCCAAGGGTGTTGTAGCCAACAATCTGTCGGGCAAGCTCGACGCCGCCAACATAGGCGAAAACGGCATAACAAGCGCGGGTTCGATAGATTCCGTCCTGGCATCGGCGGTGAACGGAGACATATCCGTCAACACGGTTGTCGGAGAGCTCAAAGTCAATGGAGCTAAGAACGTTTCCGCAAGCGGAACGCTCGGTTCGGCAGACATAAAAGACGCCGGAGATATCGACTTCCAGGGCGACGTTGCCGGCGAAATCAAGGCGCGCGACGTCTCGAATATAACCGCGCAAAAAGCGAAATCGCTCGACGTTAACGGAGCCAAGGACGTTTCCGTCGCCGAAATCGGCATCGGAGACGCAAACGTAAGATACGCAGACAGCCTTGCGGTATCGGGCAATGTCGGCGGAAACGTAATGGCCGAATCCATAACGGGCGGCGTTTCCGTAGGCGGGAAAGTAGGCGGCAACGTGAAGGCCGCGGATATTGGCGGCGACCTCTCCCTCGCTGATGTGGACGGCCAGCTTGACGCCACCGACATCGGCGGCGCGGTCAGCGCGGACACCGTAAAGGGAATAACAAAAGTCGTCGGCGCGGACAGCCTGACAATATCCGTTGCGGAAAACGATGTAACGGCAAAGGACATAACAAACAATGTCGCCGTTTCCGAAGGCACGAACGTAAGCGTGTCCGCCGTCGGTGGCAATGTCGCAGCCGACGATATCAGCGGAAAGCTCTCCGCCGAAAATGTCGGCGGAAGCATAAGCAGCGCGACAAGGCTCGGCTCTCTCGACGCGAGGAATATCGGCGGCGGCATCACCCTCAACAACGTTGACGCCGAATTGAAGGCCACCGATGTTTCGGGCGATATAACCGCAGTGTCGGCTGGCTCGCTCAACGTCAAAAACGCCGGAACAGTTTCCCTAACCGACGTAAACGGAACGTCCCTCGCGGAAAACGTGGACGCCCTCGAAATATCGGGAACGGCCGTCGGAGACGTAAACGCCAAAAACGTAGCCGGAAAAGTGTACGTGGAAAACGCCTCCGCAAACGTCGCCGTGAACACGGCAGGAAGCGTGGAGGCAAACAATGTCGCCGGAACGCTCTCCGCCGTTGATATCTCGGGCGGAATAGACAGCTCCGTATCGCTCGGCGCGCTCGACGCCAAAAACGTCGGCGGGCAAATAGCCTTGCAGGACGTGCAGGGCAAGCTCAAAGCCGCGGATACGCAGGGCATTTCCGCCGAAAACGTTGGCTCTCTCGAAATCAAAAACGCGAAGGACGTGGAGATACGGAACAACGTAGGCGGCAACGCCGAAGTTTCCGGCATCGGCAACTTCTCGGTTGCAGGCGAGGTCGGCGGAACGACGCTGATGGACGCAGTCGACGGCGATGCCACAATAGGCACTGCCAACGGCGCGGTAACGGTTAATTCCATGGGCGTATCGGGTTCCGTCAATATCGGCACGGCCAACGACAAGGTTTCCGCAAACGGCAATATCGGCGGCGGACTTATTGTCGGCAGCGCCGGCGGAGACGTTACTTCGACCGCGAACGTGGGCTATGTTTCCGTAAAGGGAGCAGACCAAACCCAAAAAGTCGAATTGAAGAACGTTCTCGGCGGAGGCGACTCCAAAATCGAAAACGTATCGGGCGTAATCGTCAACGGAAAGATTTCCGCGGGAGCGAACAGAATGGATATCGTGTCGATATCCAACGATGTCGATTTCCGCGACGAAGTCCTGCTCGACGCGCTCGGCATTGACACCGTCGGCGGAGACGTGAAGTTCGCAAAGAAGCTGACCGCCGCAAACGTGAAAATCGACGACGTAAACGGAGACACGACCTTTGCGGGAGACGTTTCGGCAGATTCGTTCTCGATGAATAACGCCGACAAGGGAGGAAACGTAAGCTTTGCGGGTTCTCTCAAAACGACAGGCGACACCGAAATCGCGAATGTTTCCGATATATCCGCCCTGAACGGGATTGAAGCCAAAAATCTCAAAATCGACGGCGCGGACAATGTCGTAGTCGACAGGATCAAGGCTGACGAAAACGTAAACGTCCTCAATGTTGCCGGCTTCACGGCCGACGCAGTCGAAGCTGCGGACGAAATAAACATCAAGGCGTCGGGCAATATCGCCGTGGGCTCCCTCGACGGGGATGCGGACAATACGGAAGCCACGCTGAGTGGAACGCAGTCTTCGTCCGTTATAACGGTCGATACGGCAAACGTCGCTACGAAAATATCCAACGCGGCGGAAGTTGCCGTAAATAAAGCCGCCAACTATCTCGACTTGGAATCGGTCGGAAACGCCGAGATTCGCTCGATAGCTGACGGGGTCAACTACACGCAGGTGAACGACAGAGCGTTTATGTACGCCGACAATGTCGGAACGATTGAAATCGGCGCCGACGAAATCGGTGCGGTGTACGACACTGGCGAAAATCCCCTGATAATGTCCCAAAGCGGCGGCTCTGCAACCGTAGACAAACTGATTCTCCACGCTTCGGCAATCAAATCCACCGCGCTCACGGGAACGGTTCTCGATATCGGGGCTACATCGACGGACAAAAAACTGCAGTTGTCGTTTACGCAAAAGGATGTGGAAATTGGCGGCAAGCTGAATTTTGCCAGCAATGTCGAACTCGTGACGGAAAACAACTGGACCTTCGATTCGGTAAAGTCCGCCGGACAGCACTCCGCCGTGGGCAGAACCTCCGATGTCGCCGTACAGGGCGTTCTCAGCGGCACGGAAAAGTCGGTTTGGAACTTCCTGAAGGCGAAATCCCACGCGGCGTTCGCATTCGAAGCCGCGGACGAATCGGTTGTAAACGAGTTCACGCTTGTGGGCAAATACGACGACGTTTCGCAAAGCGGCTCGTTCAACCACACGTACAGGGACTCGGCGGGCGAAATCCAAAACGAAACCGCGCAGTACAGTCAAAACCTGACGGCAACCGACCTCAACGCGACAGACATCGACGCGAATACGGTTTCGGGAACAACCGACAACGGTATCCTTGATGTCGAATACTCGGTATCGGACGGCAAGGTGGTCCATGAAATAAAGGCAAACAGATTCGTCGAAAAGACGGTTGCAAAAACCGCAAACGAAGCCGAATTTGCCAAAATCATCGACAGCCTCAAACACTCGGGCGATCTCGATAAGGACAGCGAAAACATCCGCGACATTAAAATGCCGTACATTACGGGCGAAAAGTCGCTTTCGGCTTCGCTTCCGAACGCAATGACGTACGCCGCGCGCCAACAGGCGGCTCTCGCGAATTCGATAACGTTCTCCACGGTCGACTACATCTCCGCCACCCGCGCAATGCTCGGACGTCCGGCGTTTGCGGGTTCGGAGGAAGTCGCTGCTGTTTCGGACGGTTCGGAAAAGGACATCTCCGACGTTACCTCGGTATCCTTCAGGAGTGTAAACAGACTCGGGGATTTTGCGGGAACGGACGGAAATTCGGGAGCCAACTCCTATTCGACCGGCGGTCTTGCCAACCTGGAATACATCGTCAACCGCGACCTCTTCTTCGGGATCTCGGCGGGCGGAGCGTATTCCCGCGCGACGGGCGACAATGTATCGGCAAAAGCCGAATCCACTAACCTGATAATCAATCTCTACGGGGACTATCAGATAACGGACGGGCTCGACGCGTACATCGGTCTAACCTACTCCTACGGAGACAATAAATCCGAACGCGAGGCGGCGGCCGGCAAGGCGAAGGTCGATTACGAAAGCGACACCTTCGGGGCATTCGGCGGCTTGCGCTATACGATAAAACCCTGCGGGCTTCCCTTCTCGATTACACCCCTTCTCGGTGTAAACTACTCCGCAGTGCTTACAAAAAGCGCGACGGAAAAGGAATACACGGGTCCGGACGCAATGTCCTATGCCGGTGGCGACTACCACAGCATCAGGACTCTTGCGGGATTCGAGGCGGCCTACCACTGCGAGGATATTCTGAGAATTGCCGTCAGCGCAATGTACGCCCACGAATTCCTCGATAACAGGTACAACGTAGGCTATTCGCTCGATCCCTCCATGTTTGCCGTCAGCAGTGGCATTCTCAGGGGATCGGTAATCGAAAGAGACTACGCGATTCTCGGGTTCGGCATAAACGGCAACGTCACCGACTCCGTGTCGGTGGGGGCAAATTACAACGCCGAAGTAAGCGTATCCGAGCTGAACCACCATATCGGCGGCTATATCAGATTCGAATTCTAATGGGTCTGTAAAAACAATGCATGGGGGCGGATTTGCGAAAAATCCGCCCCCATTTGCGTATAACACAAAACATGAAAAAGATATTCGCATTTTCCGCATTTCTGTCTCTCTGCGCCGCGCATTTGCCCGCTGCGGACGTTTCCGCCGATTTCGCGGGAGGCAATGCCGTTATCGCCGCTTCGGCGGGCGGAAAAATCTCTATTGCCCCCGATTCCTCCGGCTGCTCTCGCGGCGGAAATTACTGGAATTTTCGCGTAAGAAAAGCGTCCGGCAAACTTTTGGAAATAAGCGTATCGGGCAAAAATGCCGTTGACGCATGCGGGGCGTTCGTCTCGGAGGACTCCGGCAAAAACTGGACGCCGCTGGGCGCGCATTCTGTCCGCCGATGTGGCGATTCCGCAAAATTCTCATACCGCGTCTCGGAGGACGCCGCCGAAGTCCGCTTCGCTTCCGTCATACCCTATCTGCATTCGGATTTTAAAAGATTCGCGCAATCGCGCGGAATCGCAATCCGACATTTCTGCAAAACCGAGCGCGGGCGCGAAAACGTGTTCGTTGAGCTCGGAAACGAAAACTCCGCCGTCACGGCGATTCTAACCTGCCGCCACCACGCCTGCGAATCGGCGGCTAGCTTTGTCTTGGAGGGTTTTCTTTCCTCCGCAAAATACGCGAAAAACATTCGGGTTGTCGCCTTTCCCCTTGTGGATTTGGACGGCGTAGAGGAAGGCGAGCAGGGAAAATTCCGCAAACCGCGCGACCACAACCAGGACTATTACAGAACGTCAAGGTACGCCGCCACGGCAACGCTAAAACGGATATTGGAGAAACTGAACGCCGACGGGAAAAAAACGGTAGTTTTGGATTTGCATTCCCCACTTTTTTCGGAAATGAGCAACCTCGCCACGCGCGCCAACGGCATCTATTTCGTCTTCGGGAAAAACGGCAAAAAGCGGAATTTGGCAAAAGACTTCTCGCTGAAGCTTGCCGAGTGCTGCAATAAATCGGGCGGGCTTGCGAACAATCCCGAATTGGATGTCGACTTCGACCCGTTTTTGCACGACAGACGGCCGATAACATTCGCCAAATGGGCGGAAAGGTTGGAGAATGTCATGTGGAGCGCGGCTATGGAAATACCGTTTGCGGTTCCAGGCGGCGAAATGCCGTCAACGCCCGACCAGTTGCGGAATTTCGGGAAGGCTCTTTTGGAAGAGCTTGACGCGCACGTAGGGATTGTCTGGGCGCATTCGGGAAAATAG